CGATAATCGGACCGCATGACTGCATCGTCACGGTCAAACAAGACTTTCCGACAGGACTATTGTATGGGGCACAAAACGAAATGTAACAAAGACGGTGGAGTTGTTTTTGAAGGGAATAGGCTGAATATGTGGAAGTTGCACTGGTTGGTAGGTTGAAGGTGGAGAAAAAACGAAACGTGCAAAAAGTTTACGTGCGTTAACGTGGCGTTTACATGAATGGGGCAAAATGTTTACTTTGAGTGTCTAAAAGTTTGCATGGTGTTGACAATAGGTTTGCCTTATATCTTTGGAAGGTACTTTGCCTTGCGTATCATGCGATCAAGGAGGTCTAAATACTGAATGTATCTGAAGATTAAATCCTCATGTCCCTGCGGCTTTTGAGACAATCGTTCAAGTTCTTTGGTGAGGTTTTTTCTTGTTCGTATATAAGAAGTTACGGGGCAGTCTCTGACCCATTGATTGATTGTAACCCGCGAAATCCCAAGTTTAGCAGCGATTTCCTTTTGGGTGTATTTGCCAGATAAAAACAAGGTTTGAAATTCCTTCCTCTTTGCATCGAATTCATTCATATAACAAAATTACGTAAATTCAGTGAAATATTCAATTTTAGCCGCTTTTTGGAGGATATTGCTGATTATGTTTTTATGAAAACATTCTATATAACGGTTATTTCGTATATTTGCGGTGTAAAAACAGAAGAGTATGAGAGCGATTAAGGTTATACATGTGCATCTGAGGGGGAAGCGTAGAGACCTCTATTTCGGGTCGATTACGGCCATATATTCGGCGCTGACCGCTGAGGAGGTCGGTGCCAGTAAAGAGTATCTGTTGCATGCGGGACTGGCCGGAGGGGGAACTATCATGACTAAATGCGCGATAATCAAGCAGTCAACGTTGATTACAAGCCGCCAGAACAGAAGTCGCGATAAAGGATGATTAATCAATTAAAACGCTGATTGAACGATACTTGAACGAACATATAACACTAATTGAACAGGGAGCAGCCTTTTGCTCCCTGTTTTGGTGTCTCTAAACGTCAGTTTTTAGTGCAAAAATATGGTTGGGTTAACATTTGGGTTAACATTTGGGTTAACAAAATTCCGATGTTTGGGTTAACAAATGGCGATGAAAAAAACGGGATAGATATGGCCGGAATCCACGATTTTTCCTGTAAAATTGAAAAAACGGGTAGATAGAGGGGGTGAAAATACCATGGGGTTACGGCTAATATGGAGGCAATGCTTAGATTGATAATTTTGATAATCAAGATATTAGTACGAAATAGCCTCAAAAAGCCGTGTGTGGGGCATTTTGAGGCTATTTCGCTGTGTGGGATGTGGGGATGGAGCGTGTACCTTGTGTGTAACAGTTGATATACAATGACAGAAATTGAAGGGAAGAGTGTGTTTTTTGCTAAATATCGTAATCTCTAAGGTAGGATTTTAAATTGTTCAAATAATCAGCTATCTGCGGAATCGTAGACAACCCTTTTCTGTTTTTGACTTCCTCGAGATGAGTAATCAAATATTCAACTCTCTTTTTTCGTGCAGAATTTTGTATGTATTTGTGGAGGGTGTCATTCCAATATTCCATAAATCTTTCAGACACGGTATTTAAAATACCATTGTAGTCCAATGTATTAGTTTCCCAATTGGCAATTATCAGTTTATCTTCCGGTGTTAAATGGTATTCACACGCTCCCCTATAAAACTGAACATCGCAAAAGCGAAAGGCACATGTAATATTGTCTTTTGATGGAAGGAATTCTGAATCCTTAAACCGTTCAACAGCTGTCTGATAATCCAACAATGCTTTATCTAAATCATAAAAATTTGCTGCGTTGTTAATCGCTTCCAAACATTTTGCATAGTTTAAAATAGCCCAAATTTTTCTATGACGTGTTAGTCGCTCATATCGTCTAAGCCGATGAGCCTTTCTAATCTTTGCCTGTGCCAATTCCTCCTTCGACATACAGTCCTGGGAAGATTGGATAGAAAATTCCGACGGCTTTCTCGCTTTGGTTCTATTCCTTGAAAATAAATTGTGTAAAAACGAACTCATACAATAAAATGACTCAATTGTTTATTCTAAATGGATAACGCCAACAACGCGGGCAATGCCGAGTATTTCATCAGTAGGGATGTCGAACGGGTCGTATGCCTGATTGTCAGATACAGCCAATAAACAGTCCTTTTCAACGCTTTTTCGTAAGCGCTTTACAATCAACCCTTGCTCACGAGTGGAGATAAGATGAGGTTTATTCCATTGGATAAACTTGGAATTCCGAATTATAGAACATGCGATTATATCGCCAGGATATAGCCGTGGAACCATTGAATCTCCTGTTACTTCAATCATGAAGTCGACACCGAGATGTTTAAATTGGGGGATAATATAATAACCCAACACATCTTTCTGCTG